TGAAAAAATACACAAAAATAAATATGATTATTCATTAGTTAAATATGATAAAATGATATTAAATGTAACTATTATTTGTAAAAAACATGGTGAATTTGTACAATCTCTAAATAATCATATTAATCAAAAAAAAGGGTGTCCAAAATGTGTAAAAAATTTTAAATTAGAAAAAGATGATTTTGTAAATAAAAGTAATATAATACATAATAATTTTTATGATTATACTAACTCAGATTTTATAAATGTTGCAACTCTTGTTAATATTAAATGTCCTATTCATGGTGAATTTCCACAAACACCAAATAATCATCTTGGTGGTGTAGGTTGTCCAATTTGTAACAGTTCAAAAGGAGAGAAAAAAATTTCTAAACTTTTAACTGAATTTGATATAAAATATATTAGACAAAAAAAATTTAATGATTGCAAAGATAAAAATTGTTTACCATTTGATTTTTATTTACCAGAAAATAATACAATTATTGAGTTTGATGGAAGACAACATTTTGAATCATTTGAATTTTTTGGTGGATATGAAAGTTTTGTAATAATTAAAAAACATGATCAAATTAAAAATGATTATTGTAAAAATAATAATATTAAATTAATAAGAATAACATATAAAGATGATATTAATGAAATAATTAATACTAATTTTAAAAAATAAAAATAATAAATAAATGAATAAGTACACAAGAGAAGAAGTTAAAAAAGAAGCAATTAAATATTTTAAAGGTGATTCATTAGCAACTGATGTATGGATTAATAAATATTCTTTAAAAGATTCAGAAGGTAATGTGTTTGAACTTACACCAGATGATATGCATAAAAGACTTGCATCTGAATTGGCTAGAATTGAAGCTAAATATCCTAACCCATTATCAGAAGATAAAATATTTGAATTAATTAAAGATTTTAAATATATTGTTCCACAAGGTGGTCCAATGTCAGGTATCGGTAATAACTTACAAACTGTAAGTTTATCGAATTGCTTTGTTGTTGGTAATACATCAGATTCATATGGTGGTCTTTTACTAACTGACCAAGAGCAAGTACAATTAATGAAAAGACGTGGTGGTGTTGGACATGACTTATCACATATAAGACCTAAAGGTTCACCCGTTAAAAATTCAGCTTTAACTTCTACTGGTGTAGTTCCATTTATGGAAAGATTTTCTAACTCTACAAGAGAAGTTGCACAAGATGGAAGACGTGGTGCATTGATGCTTAGTCTAAGTATTAAAAGTATGGATGCAGAAGATTTTATTGATGCCAAAATGGAACAAGGTAAAGTTACTGGTGCTAATATATCAGTTAAACTAAGTGATGAATTTATGAATTGTGTATCTAATGGTACTCCATTTAAACAACAATATCCAATTGATTCTGATAAACCATTATATACAAAAGAAATTGATGCTCAAAAACTATGGAAGAAAATTATTCATAACGCTTGGAAATCTGCTGAACCTGGTTTATTATTTTGGGATACTATAATAAAAGAATCAATCCCTGATTGTTATGCAGATTATGGATTTACTACTGTTTCTACAAATCCGTGTTTAACTGGTGATGTTAAAGTAATTACAGATAGGGGAATTATGACAATGAAAGAAATATTTGATAATTTTAATAATTTAAAAGGATTAAAATCATTATCATATAATGAAAAAACAAAAGAATTAGAATGGAAAATAATATATGATTCTTTATTAACACGTAGAAATGCAAATATAATTGAAATAGAACTTGAAAATAATATTAAATTAAAATTGACACCTGACCATAAAGTATTTACAGAAAATAGGGGATGGATTGAAGCAGCAAAATTAGATGAAAACGATATTTTATTATTTGTAGAAGAATAAATACTAAAAATCCATGTTTATATTTTAATATATAGAAATAAAACAAGGATTTATGGAAAAAGAATTAGAAATTATGTTATCACTATTAGGTGATATTTATAGTAGAAAAATGATGATTTTTGAAGGAAAATCACATTTTCATGATGTAGAAAAAATTAAAAATGATGTTAGATATGAAATAACAAAAAAAATGATTGATTACTATTATTATGATAAAGAATTTGGTATAAAATATATGATAAAAAGTTTAAATTTACCTATAACATATACAGTATTTAGAAATGTATTAATTAATATTTTTGATATTAAACTTAGAAAACACAATGACATAACAAGTCATATAAAAATGATACGAAAAGAAAAGGCAATATATGAAAGTATTAATAATATTGGTTGGGCATCTGAAGAAATTAGAAAAACACAAAAAATTAAAAATACAATAACAAGAGGTATTCAAGGATATTATTATAACAATTCTATGAAAAAAAATGTGTGGTTAAGAAGTTCTTGGGAATATATCTATGCCAAATGGTTAGATTCTAAAAAAATAATATGGGACATAGAATGTAATGTTTATAATGTAGATGATAAAAAATATAGACCAGATTTTTTTATATTTAATGAAAATAAAGAATTGATAAAAATAGTTGAAATTAAAGGATATTGGAAAGATAAAGTTTGGAAATATGATATTTTAAAAGAATTATTAAATATTGAATTATCTATGATAACAGATATTAAACCATATACTAATAATTGGAGACATGATATTAAAGAATGGAAAGAAAAAAGAATTATAAAATA